CTTTGATGATGACAGGCGTAACGAATTGGGTGATCAAAGACGAAGGTCCATCGTGGGACAGTCTTGATCATGAGTTTACTGTATCAGTGCAATGTGACGGAGGCAGAATTATTGAGTAAATATAAAAAAGAGGCTGAATACCGAGTAGAAGAATTTATAAATTCTAAAAAAACAGAGGTATCAGATAATAATTTTAGTAATGCCGAAAAGGATTATTTAAGCGAAAAAGAAAAAGAGATATTATCAGAATTGCAAGATCCTGATGAAGAAATAGAAGCACAATATAAGTGGGATGAAGATTATCAAAGATATGTTTTAGGAATGTTATTAAGTGATCAACATTTTTTATTACAAGCGTTGCCTTTGGTTCAGCCAGTATATTTTACTAATCACATTCATCAGTTAGCATGTAGAATCCTATTTCGACATTTCAGCAAATATAAATTACGTCCATCAAAAGCATTTTTAATGCAAGAGCTAGAAGATGCAATTATTGATAAAGACGAAAAAGCAAAATGGAGACATGTGGCAGAAGTAGCTTCTGTTTATGATTTCTATAATCCAGGAATTGAATCTAGAGAATATATTTTAGACAAAATCATGAATTTTGCTAGAATTCAAGCTTTAAAATTAGCGGTTGGAAAGTCGTTAGAATTGATTCGTAGAAATCCAGAAGCAGATGAAACATGGACACAAGTTGGGGAAATGTTGAGAGAAGCTCAACAAATTGAAAGATCGCTTGATATAGGTCTAGATTATTTTAGCACTTATGAAACGAGATTAGATGAAAAAGATGAGAAGGAATCAAAAGTTAGATTCACTACTGCTTTTAAAGACTTAGATGATGCTTTAGTGGGTGGTGGTCCAAGTGTAGGCGAGATGTATGCTTGGGTTGGTTTATCTGGTACTGGTAAGTCTTTAGCGATGGTTACATGTGCTGTTAAAAACGTAACAGAACTAGGCAAAAGAGTTCTTTATGTGTCTCTTGAAATGGATGAAGATAAGATTGCTGAGAGATTTGATGCTCAGTTTTCTAAAATTAATATTGGTAAATTAGAAGAAAATAAAGATATTATCAAAAAAGCACTTCAGGATCAGGTCCAACTTCTCGATGATCCTAGATTGTTAGTTATTAAACAATTCCCTTCTGGGCAAATGGATGTTGATAAACTTAGAGCTTATGTAACGCAATTATCTTTAGATGGATTTCATCCTGATATGATTATTGTTGATTATGTAGGCGAAATGAAAGATTATCCTAATATGCCAACTTGGGAGTCAAGATTTAGAATTATTAGGAATTTGCGTGGACTTGCAATTGAAGAACAAGTTTGCTTGGTAACAGCGATTCAGCCGAATAAGAGTGCCAGAGAGGTTCAAAAGGAAGGCGTTATTGATGATGATAATCTAGCAGACGCATTTGGTCAAATTAGACCTTTAGACGGATGTTGGTCTATTAATCAAATGCGGGAAGAAAAAGAAGCAGGTTTGGCTCGTATTTTTGTTATAAAGCATAGACATGGTAAAAGTAGATTTATATGTTATGCTGAATATGATCAAGAAACTCTAGAGATTAGACAAATTTCTAAAACAACTTATGAAAATAGATGGAAAGTTCATAGAAACAACGAAAAAGTTTATCAAGCCGCCGCCGATGTAGGCAGCGAGTTTAAAAAAGGTGACCCTAATGCAGTGAGCTTTGACAAATACAAATCTGATCAAGAAGCAAAAATGAGAATGGGGCCACCATCAGATGAAAATGAAGAGAAAGTACAGACTGGACCACCAGTTATAAAAGGAAATTTTGAAGACCATCCAGATGACGAAGAAATAGGAGATTAATATGTCAGTGCCAATGGATATAATAGAAATAAAAATTAGCGATAACGAAACTATAATTTTGGATCGCTCTAAGCTTGTATTTAACGAAGCTAATTTATCAGAGTTTCAAGAACATTTAGCTTTAAATTATGATTATTACGGACACAAGCTTGCGTACCTTGAAATGGTTGAATCTGATTTAAAGTATGAATTAGAAAGGATTTGGTCTAGATTATATTTGGATTGTAAAGAAGGTCCAGAAAAAATGTCTGAAGAACAAATGAAGTCACATGTTAGATTAAATCCTGATTATGCGTCTAAAGCTAGCGAGTTGTCTAAAGCTACTAATAATAAAAAAGCTTTACAAACTCATTTGCGTGCTTGGGATAGGGCACATGACAATGCTGCCAATCGAGGTCATACTTTGCGAAAAGAAATGGATAAACTTAATTTCATGAGTAAAGAATTAGAAGCCCAGTCTATTGTAGGCGGAGCTTAATGGATAAATTTTCGTTAGGTATAGCATTAAGTATTACTGCGTTTTATTTGATCTTTATATATGAAGCATTTTTAGTGTTAACGCTAGCGTTTAGCATTGATTTCCTAACAGGATTTTTTGTTTTATTGCCTTATATACTTTTGACATTAGGACTAGGACAATTCGTTTATTCTTCATGGTCTTATGCAATAAATTGCAAGTAGATACATAAATACTAATACTCTGGTAGGTTCCTTTCTTCAAGCTTTAAGAAAGTGATTGAGTGACGTTGATTTATGCTATACGGCATCAAACTTTTTAGAGTAAAAGCTACCTGCATAGAGACTTGGTACTACTTAGTGGTAAAGTCTTGGTAGATTGGGTTAAAATAAAAAACCCGCCCCAGAGCAAAGGTGTAATAGATCGTTATCTATTGCACCTTTTTTAGTGAAAATTTATTCCAAATGCTATATATGGTTGGCTTATCTCAAGTTTCATGCAGCAAATCAGAAGCGATAGGGGTGGTCAATTTTAATGGCAATTGGAAAGGTTAGTCCTAAAAATGGACATAAATAATCTAAAAACACAAATTGACGAAGTATTCAAGAAGGAATTAGTTTCTTCTAGAATATTGCTGAATTCATTTCGTTTAATAGACGAATCATCCAGGAAAGCAGCATCATATCAGGATAATAGATACACACCGTTCTATTATCATCTAGGAAAATTTGTACAACCAAAACATCTAGTTGAGATTGGATTTAAAGTCGGTCTTGTTAGTGGGTGTTTTTTAAAAAGTTGTAAGTCTGTAGAAAATTTTTTAACCTTTCAAGAGAAGAATAATGATTATTATTCTTCTCGTCTTGCTCGACATAACATCAAAGATGTTTTTAAAGGCAAGTTTGGATTCTATCACGGTCAAGTATCCGATGAAGAATTTCTCGCGGAGTACACCAAAGAAGAGTGGGATCTTATTTTAGTAAATCAAGAAATACCGTATGACGAACAGCGTCAACAGTTAGATTTATTATGGGAAAACACAAGCTTAGGTGGACTCGTTGTTATGGATTACATTGCCACATGGCAACCGGCCAAGGATGCGTTTAATGACTTTTGTAAAGTCAAGAATCGTGAGCCAATAACATTTAAAACGAGATATGGAACTGGAATAGTTCAAAAATGAAAGACACTAAAAAATGGAAACACAATCGATCCACGAAAAGTGGAAGGGCACAGGTCTGCTTAATGGCATAAAAAGCGAATCTAGACAAAAAGTATTATCAACTATCTTAGAGAATCAGAGAGTGTTTAACGAAACAATTCCTGATGAAGATGATTGGGCAATGCGATTATTTAAACGCAATAGTATTCCAATTATCGTAAGACTGTTTAATGAAGAAAAATTTCTACCTTGGAAGTTAGTTTCGATTCAATCTCTATCACGTCCAACAGGATATATTAATTACTTAGACAAATATGGCAATAAGAAAGTTATAGAAACAGCGTCTAAAACAAGATTTAGACATGCTTATTTTCCAATCATTAAAGTAGAAAATGATACAGATACTAGTGATTTAATCAAAGGTTGGGGCGATTTTTATGTAGAAAAATTTATTTATGAGAATATGTTTAATAGTCAATTTTCACAGATGAATTTAGATAATGAATCAGAAATGTCTCTTAGTATTTCTGCTGCTCTTTCTGAAGAGATAACGCAGGAGATTCTAGGTGATTTAATAAAAAATTGTAAAACCAAGGTAAATCATACTTGGAAAACAGCAGAGCATTTCTCAGAAGCTGTATCGATTCTTAGGTCTTCAATTGTTCGTGCTTCTAATAAAAATCCTAATTGGATAGTCACAAGTGAAGAATTCGCTAAAGAATTGTCTTTAACTGAAAATACTCTTAATATTAAAGTCTATACACACTCTTCTATAAATGATCTAGTTTTGATGGGTTACAAAGGGTCTAATGATGCAGATTCTGCTTATCAATATAGCAGCTACATCCCTTTAGTAGAAATGGAGGGAGTAAATTTAAGACCAGGAGTAACAAGAAAAGCATTAGCTTCTAGGTATGCTAAAAGATTAATGGATGCAGGACAATTTGCTTCTATGACAGTAGAAGGGTTTCAGCCAACAACTTCAGATGAAGCAGAGGAGGTAAAAAATGTCTAATTTCCCTAAATTTAAATTTGGTTATGTAATGCCTTCTTCTCGAATAGTGAGAAAGCGTATTAAAACTCGAAAGAAGATGATGTCTTTTTGGATCGAGAACGATTACGGCAAAGTCAATAAAGTTCGTTATGAAACTAAAGAAGAAGCTTATAAAGAAGAGACAGGAAAAGATGCAGCTTATGGTGATGCAGAATTTTACAATTGGTTAGCATCACATCAATACCCTAATATTGAACCTAAAAATCAATTTTGGGAAGAAAAAACATATGAATCAAAAATTAGATCTAATTGTACTTTCAATCCTAAGACAAAAGAATTTGAGTCAACAGACCAACATTTAGAAGAATATGCTGAGAGGAAAAGATGCGATAATGGATTGTTTGAAATTTGTATTGATGAAAAAGAAGAAATTAGAGGATATAGTGCATTAGGCAGATGGGTAGAACTTGATTTGCCACCATATGATTTTGCAGATAGCAATTATGATATAGAAGATGCAAAATCAGCTAAATCTAGAGAAGATCAGTTCAAAAATGCGAAGAAGACAAAACCTAAAAGTTTCGGCGGAAAAATTAGAGATTTTGGAAACAAAGGTGAAAAGAATGAATAATTTTTGGTTAGGAAAAGTTGAATCTTGGTCTGGATTAAACAGCACTGAAGATGAATTGACGTTATATGAAGTAAGAAGAAAAACTGGTCATATGCCTACTAAAGAAGAGGCAGAAGATCAATTAGATTTTCAGGAATCTAATTTTATAGAAGAATTAGACATGTATCGTCTGAAGCTTTTAGAAAACACTAGTGATGAATGTGGTTTTGTTGGAATCAAATGGGTTGAAGAAGACGCTGGTTGTTGTAACGCATGCGGTCAAGACGTTACAGTTGGAAAGCCTGTACCAGATTTTATTATATCTAAAGCGAATGTAACAACAAAGTATTATCTTGAAAACGTTCATAACAAAAAACTAGTTGGCGTAGAAATTAAAGCCGAAGAAAAAACTATAAATATAGAACTGATGAAAGAAGATTTTAAACATTTTATCAAAGCAGTAAATGATCAAAGTCCAGATAGAATGAAATGGCCTTCAAGTTTATCATTGGAGGATTTCTAATGTCATGTGAAAAAGATGATGATATACAAAGGATGGAGAGACAAAGATTTAATGAATTAAGCAATCCTTGGTTAGCCCTTGAGCCGTTGACCAAGGAAGACTCAGATAAGTGGAAGGAATTGGCAGGTTATAATGGGATTTGAAGTAATATTACATTATCGAGAAAAAAATGAAGATGGCGATTTCGATGAAGAGGTAAAAACAAAAAAGATCAAAGTGGGATCTCCCTATGATGATGTAGAGTTAGACTTTTGTGCAGGCAAGATTATAGCTCAATTGGCAAATAGAAAAAGACTCATAGAAGATGTAGAAATTTTTGAATTTACTAGAAAAAAATTGTCTTATAAAGAGTCGGAAGATGGCATTGTTATAAAAAACAAGAAATTTAAATTTGATGATGGACCTGCTGTGCAAGGCGTAGACACACAAGAACAGCAACTTGCACAGTTATTAGCTACTAATCCGAATTTATTACAACAACTTCAACAACTGCAAGCTCAACAGTTGAATGGAGGCTCTATACCTCAGATGCAGCCTGTTGTGTCTCAACCTGTACAAACACAACAGGCACAGGCAACTCCATTCCAACCAGCGAATAATGTCGCTCCACCTTCAGCGACTGTTCCACAACGTCCAATTAGAGAGGAGATCTTTAATCCACCACATCCAGATGTTGCACAAATTGAAGCCAATAACTTTCAAGTTGGACAAAAATATCCGATCTATAATGTTATTGAAAGGGGCATGGGATCTTTCAAGCGTACCTATTATTTGGTTGGTGACAAGAATGGAAAACCTATTAAAAAGCCTGCTGAATTTTTTGACCCCATCCCGCAAAAATTAAAACACCAAAATGAACTAGACAAAAGTGTAGGCGATTTTAGCAATGGTATGTCCAACGATATAGATTTAGACTATGGCAATCAATGGCAAGGTCCAGTTCAAGACATTACAACACGAGGATAATATGAAAAAAACTAAATTACTAAAGAAGCAAAAAAAAGAAAAAAAGAGACAAGAAGAAAATAAAAAGAAACTTCAAGCAAGACGAGATAGAATTCGTGCTGAAAAGAAGTATGATAAAAAAATTGATGCAGATGTAAAATCTAGTATGCCAAAAACAAGACCTATAATTAGTCCTGAAAAATCTAGACAAAAAGCTAGAGAAAAATTATTGCATAACATTGAAATACTCAAAGCTATGGAACAAGAGTATATGAAGGAAATGCAAGGTAAAAAAGATCGAAATGAAGAATTAGAACAAGAAGGATTCAATACGATCAGAGAAAAGATGGATGCAATTAATGAGCAGGCAATGGAAGATTTAAGAAAATTAGATGAACAAGAAGGCGAAAAGGAGTTTCTAGAAAAAATTAAAACTCAACCTTCGATAGTAATAGATGAGGTAACAAAAATGACAGAAGAAAAAGCAGAAGAAAAAGCAATGAGTCCATTACAGGCTTTGGCCGCTAAAAAATTAGGAAATATGACAGGGGAGGCCGAATGCGTAGCTAAAGATAAAGATGGCAATATTCTTCATACTTCAGGCGTTTCTAAAGAAAAACTAGAAGATATAGAATAAACTAGAATACGTACTAAACTCTATTGACAGTTATAACGATATAAACTATAACTAGACATCGATGTGATTGAAATGACTTTTTAAATGTAATTAATGAGATTTCAATGAACTTTTTAATGTAATTCAATGGAGATTTTTTATGAATTTAGATATTGGTAATCTAAGAGATGAAGCCGCACGAATCAAAGAAGAAGATGAGAAACGTGAAAATGGCGGTAAAAGAAAAAGTAAAGGTAAAAGTGACTATGTAAAAATGCCTGAAGGCAAAGGATCGTTGGTATTAAGAATTATGCCACCTTCTGCTCCAGGTGTTAATGGCGATGGAAAAGGCTTATTCTTCCTACACAGTAGAATGCACCGAGTCAAAAGAGGTGATAGATGGAACTATCTGCATTGTCCACGCTTACCAGATGAAGATGGAAAGCTACAAGGCGAATGTGAAATCTGTAAATACATGCGTCATATCTGGAAAGAAAGCGAAAGCTCTACTCCAGAAGAAAAAATGAGACTACAAGCTTTGTATCGCTCAATTAAAGCTAATGACAGATACTTTTACAATGTAATTGTAAGAGATGAAAAACAAGAAGATGGAACTAAAAAAGATTCTGATGTTTTAAAATGGTCAGTTCCAAAACAAATTCATCAAATTATCATTAATGGTATTTGTGGTGATCCTGATGTTCCAGGTGATACTGGGTTTGCAGATGTTACTGACATTAAAAATGGACGTGACTTTGTTCTTATCAAGACCATTAAATCTGGACCAGAAAAATGGCCTGAATATGTTAAGTCTCATTTTTCTGAAGAAACTTCACCTCTCGCTGATCCAAGCAGAGCAGAAGAGATTTTAGGTTCTTTGCATGATTTGAGTGCAATTAGAGTTGTATTGCCTCAAGAAGAGCTAGAACAACATCTAAAAATTCATCTAGGCTTAGAAAGCGTTGGTGCGAATGATGATTTCGATGCTTCTAAGTATAATAATTCGCCTTCTGAAACAGTCGATAAGGCTACAGTGACAGAAACGGTATCTGAACCAGAACCAGAAGTAGAAGCGGTTACAGAACCAGTAGAAGTTAAGAAGGAAACTAAGAAAGCTAAGAAAGAAGAAGTTGCCGAGGATAAGCCAGTACCTGCTGACGAATTTATGGCCGAACTTCAAGATTTAGGAAAGTAATAACAAATCCTTCTCCCGCGTGCGGGAGAAGGATTCTTTTTGGAGTCAATGATGGCATTAATTTTACCTAAGTCAGTTTTCATACACATACCTAGAACCGGAGGAACCTGGACTAGGAATGCCATCAAGACTCTGAATATTCCTTTCCACGAGTCAAGCAAAAAAGCTATTAGAACAACACACGCATATTTAAGCGATTGTGTCTCAGAAACAGATGGAAAATTTACTTGGGCTTTTGTTAGAAATCCATTTACTTATTTAAAAAGTCTTTGGATACAAGAGTGGTATCCTGGATTATCAGTTCCGAGATATGATCTTAATAGAAAAAAGTTTCATGAATTTGTTGAACTTTATTTAGAACATCATCCAGGATACGTCACAGAGAGATATAGAAAATTTTTAGAAGTTGATGGCAAATATCCAGCAGTTGATTTTGTTGGAAGGCTAGAAAACATAAATGAAGATTTTCCAAAAGCACTAGAATTAGCTGGTGAAGAGTTTGATCCAGAATTAATTAAAGGTTTAAAGCCTAAGAACACAAGTAATGAAGATCGCTATTTGCAAAGAAGAAATGATTGTGAGTATCGAACAGATTTGAGAAAAAGAATTATTGAATCTGAAAAAGAAGTATTTGATATGTTTTATAAGGAAGATTTATGATACAGGGAATTTTATTGTTTTTAGTTTGTTTATTTGTAGTAAATTTTTTCATTGGGTGGCGTATTTGGAGTTCTTGGAAAGCAGGAATACAACAAGGATTAATTGCCACAATGTCATGTGGTATTTTTTTGTTTTTAATGGAACAGATTAAGATATGAAATTAATTATTGAAGATTCAGACATTAAAGAAACACAAGATATGATCTGGGATTATATGGGCGTTAAGGTTCCAAAAGAAGTAGCACGAGCAGCATTAGAACCAAATGCACCTCATGCTTATGCTTATGGAATAACTGATACAGAAATTAGATCAGATATTATGAATGAAGTTGCTGAAATGTTGGTAGATCGTACCATACCAAGATACGGCAATAAAGATTCGTCGTTTTATGATGAAATTGATAAAGCGGCATCAAAGAGAGGCTGGGAAATAAGAGAGGTTAAAAAGGATTAGATGGCAAAGAAAAAAAAGATAACTGGTTTAGATAGTATTAAACAAAAAACAGGTGGACAATCATTGAATGATACAGGTGTTGTTCCTTGGTATCATGATTTAGGAAACTTTGCAGCAAATTATATTTGTAGTGGAAAGTTTATGGGAGGCGGTCTTCCAGGTGGAAAGATTGTCGAAGTATATGGAGCAGAAGCAACTGCTAAGTCTTTGCTAGGATATTGTTTTTTAGGTGGCATACAACGATCAGGTGGAATCGCTGCTTTAATGGATATGGAAAGAGCCGGTAATGCAACGTTCGCTGAAAATGCTGGACATGTTGATTCAGGAAATCTTCTTACATATGAACCAGAAAATTGGTATCAGCTTGAGAATACAGTATTTGATCTTATAACTGCTATTAGAGCAGAAAAAGATTATAAAGAAACACCTATAGGAATCATGCTTGATAGCATAGGTGTAGTTCAAAGTTTGCGTGAGTGGAAGTTAGCTCAACTGCCTATTGACGCAACAGAGAAGCAGAAAAAAGATATAGGTACAGCAGAGCGTCCAGGCGAAAGAGCTAAGGCGGCTGGCGATTTCTTACGTAGAGTAAATCCGTTCTTGGATAAAAACAAAGCAACTTTGTATATCATCAATCAGTTGCGTTCAAATATTAGCACTATGAAGTATGCTCCAAAATCAGTTTCGTCTGGTGGTGGTAAAGCACTTCCATATTATGCTTCTACTAGAGTTCTAATGAGAGCACAAACAGTAATTAATGATAAAGATACTGAAGTTCCTTTAGGTGGAAGATTAGCGATGGATAATCGTAAAAGCAGATCATTCACACCTGGATTAAAAACAGAAGGAATTAAACTTTATTATGATGGTGGAATTGATCCTCTAAGTGGTTTACTGACTGTCATGTTAGGTTCTGGAAGAGTGTTTACTGGCAAGGGAAATGGTAATTTTGTTGTTGATGCAAAATATGCTCCAGATGGAAAAGAATTAAAATTTAAAGGCAGTAAAAGCAAAGAACGAAATGAAATGTCGCCTGAAATAATTCTTCAATGTCCAGGATTAGTAGATGGTGAAACTACTGAACAAGTAGAAAACTATCTTAACTTGTGGCAAGGTGCTATGGCTAAATCTAGTGGCAATATCATAGAAAAAGAACTAGATCCAGAAACTAAAAAATTACAAGATGTACTTGGAAGTGACTATTTCAAAAAAGAGGAAGAAGAATGATAGGATTAGTTTATTTAGGTGTTGCTAGTGTTGTAGTGTTTTTAGTAGTTTTTAAATTAATAGCCAAAGAACCTTGGCCTTGGGAGTGAAGTGATGAAATTATTAGACAATAACATTGGTTCTTGGATAAAGGCTCCATTTGTAATAATTATAGATTTATTCAAATGTTGTCTTGGAAAGAAAGTTAAGTAAAGCATGAAAGATAAGCAGATTATAAAACAAGCAGGGCAGAAGTTTGGTTCGACCCAAGCCGAAGCCCTGCTTAGGATTATAGAAAACAATAATTACACTAGCCTTTTGAATATAGGAGTTCACAAAGGCGGATCTGCTATAGTGATGGGTTTAATTTGCAAACGAAGAGGATATGGAAAAGTTCATTGTGTAGATCCTTGGGAATATAAAGGTAAAGTTTATGATGAGGCTTTTGAATCATTTACAAATTCTATAAAAAAATTGGAAATAGAAAAGTATTGTCCTTATTATAAAATGACAAGTTCTGAATTCATAATGCAGAATAATCCTTATGCTGAATCTGCTATTAAATTTGATTTTGCTTTCATAGATGGAGATCATTCACAAGAAGGTGTAAAGAAGGACATTTATGGTTGTACAAGCATTTTAGAAATACAAGATATATTATGTCATGATTGGGAGAGCAGAAAAGGTAAAGATGTTATTCAAGGTGTAAAGAAGGCTGTTCTAAACATGAAAGAAAAAAATGCAATTGATATTATAGAAGAAATAGAATATATGGTCAGAATCAAACCAAGGAAATTATAATGGAACCTATAGAATTAGCTGCTTTATTTAAAGAGCGAAAAGAATCATGTTATAACAATTATGTAGCACTGCCTAAAACAGATGAATCAGGCACTCAAGTTATATGGCAGGTAGGTCTGCCATATAGTATAGAGGATTCTGAAGAGAAGAAGGCTCGTAATTTAATGATGATTCTGCAATTAGTAGGAAATGACAAAGTTGCACCTATAGCACTGTCATTTGTTGACAGACAGGCTGCTGAAGATTTAGTAGCGTCACTAAACAGTGGACGGTCTCAAAGATATTTAAGCAGTCCATAGAGAAAAAATCCCTCGTGCGTTGCACGAGGGATTTTTTAGTTCATCTTATATTCGCCATGTCCAATTTTAACAATTGTATAGCCTTCTTTTTCTAGTTCTTTTCTAACAACTTTTAGATGATTACAAAAACATGCTAGAGTTAATCTGCATCTTTTAAATTTACTAGCTACATCTGCTAATTTAACTATTTCTTTTGATAGAAATAGTTCTTTAATATGCTTTTTGATTTTTTTAGCATTTTTAAGCATCTTGGGTCTATTTTTTTTATTTTGAGATAATTTTAGTTCAATTATCTCAAAATCAGGTTTCTTTTCTGGATCAGGCGTGCTACAAATAGCAGGTGCTAGTTTAGACAATGCTAGAACTTCTGCTTCTTTGATTTTAACAATAGAAATTTCTGCTCCTAGAACATTAGCAATTTCTATAATTTGGTCATAGTTTTTTTCGTAAGTAAAGAATTTTTGATTGTCTTTAGTTTCAAGCATTAAGCATTGAAAGTTTTTCTTTTGAGACATAAGGGTGCTCCTAAAATAATTTTAGCAAATAAAAAATGAATTTCCAATAGGATTTCGACAGTTTAAGACAGGAATTAACTCGTTTATTAAGAAGGAATCTTAATGAGCTATACTATCGAAGGGACATGTATATAGTATTTTTATAGCAATTTATTATAAAATAACTATAGACTTTATCTGGTGTGATTTAAAGTTATTCAGCGTATATAAGGTATATGACTATGAACAATGAACACAAATTAGACGAGATTGTAGATAATTTAAGGAAAATAGGCGAATATCTAGTTCCTCTTAATTATCCTAAGAATGATCCGAGCCTAGAAAATGATATAGCCATTCTAAAAAGTGCTAATATATCAGTAGATGGATATGATTTAATTATTAAATTTAGTAAGGCAGATTATACCGAGTATATTCTAGAAACTTTGCAAATTACAGGTAGAGATTTTATATTTTTACCATTTGATGTAATCGTAAAATTAGGAAGAAGGATTTTAGGTGGTCATGAATTATCTCTAGTAGAATTTTTTCAAGATAATAAGAAAATTTATTGTTGGTCAGTTAGTACAAATGATGAAGGAAAGCCTGTTCCTTCACCTTATAAAAACAAGTCTAAAAAATGTTCTTATGAAGGATTTGAGTATATTTATATTGAACCAAAAGAATTAAGTTTCTATTAAAACAATGGTTTAATCTTAGTAAAGATATATATTTATAGCTTACTTTTACGGAGATCTATCATGAAAAAGAATAGCAAAATTCAAAGCCTTTTAATTTCTCACCTTTTAAATAAAGGCTCAATTGAACTCGTACTACCAGATGGTATGAAAGTAGAACTCGGCATTACTCGTGAGGGTAAAGATGGAGATCTAGAAAAGTGCGACAACTACTGTTGGTTAGTTGCTTCTCAAGACAGCAGAGTTATTACTATGGACTCTTTTAATCTGGGCTTGCGGTTTTTAGATGATGAAAGTAAAATAGTTCTAGAAAGTGAAAGTCTAGATCAAGACGGTTCATCTCTAAGAGTTTTTGATGTTGTCTAGTTTATAGGTTTCTATATGTACTAGTTCACCATTAAACTTTAGAATAGCTTCCGTCGTATAGTTACTAGAACCAGATGCGAATTCCATCCATAAGATAAAACCATTTTCACTTAATTCAAAACGAGATAACATTAGTTTTTGGATTTTATCTGGGACATTCGCATCTACTTGTTCTTTAACAAAGTCTAGACATTTTCTAGGGTCTAAAAAATTGGCCCAATTTTTAAGTAGTAGTTTTTCTAATTCCTGGAAATTTATGTACATGAGGCACCCTTATGAGAAATCCTGATTCGTTTTTAAGAAATTGTATAAAAAGTTTAACAGAAGATTATCTGTATTTTTTAAATAGTAGATTTTCTCAAAATTATTGTGGTGATCGAGCAGAAGTAGCTATATCACTGCAAAAGATTTCAACAATTGATAGATGGTTAAGTTCTGCCAAGACTGCAAACGAGTGGTTTGACATGATGGATCTCGTAGCGGATTGTGTCAAACGCGAGCAGATAAACAGAACGGAGAACAAAGACTCAAATAGGACTTATCGCAATAAGCAAGTTATAGAAGTATGAAAAAAGATTTAGATTATAATCCAAATGGGCCACACAAGCCAGATCCGCCTCCTATTAGTTTGGAGGAATTAAGAAGTGAAAGAGATGAAGATGCAATCTTTATGAGCAAGGTTCTCGATTATATTTTAGTTGACCATGCTAAAAAAGTCTATAAAGATGAAGATTGCAATCAATATGGACTAGAAGGTTGTATAGAATCTGTTGAGAAGCTTTATGAATCTGGTTGGATTAAGCCAATATTTGGAGAAGAAGAAGTAAGAATAGGTAGATGGAATACATGGTTAGGCGAATACGAATAGTGTTTTTTAGTTTATGTTTTACGTTGAATTATAGGAGAAACACATGTCCAACGTAACGATTTTAGAAGATCAAAATAGTTTGGTTTCAACGAGTGATTTCCCAAATTATGCTTCTTTTCCTTTTGACGAATTTAATCCAGTTCAATCTCGTATTTTTGAGATTTATAATTCTGATGCGAATGTGATTGTCGCTGCTGCTACATCAGCAGGAAAGACTGTTTGTGCGGAAATGATGATGGCTCATGAAGTCAATGTGCGTAAAGGCAAGGCAATGTATCTTGCACCTTTGCGAGCATTAGCAAAAGAGAAGATTGATGATTGGACTGATGAAAAGCATCATTTTGGAAATTTAAATATGTCAATTTGTACTGGGGATTATACCCTTACACCTGGACGTAAAAAAGAATTAGAAAATTCAGATGTTATTATTATGACAAGCGAAATGCTTAATTCTCGTTGTCGTAATTTTAAGTCTGAAAATAACAATTGGTTAAATGATATAGGAACTTTGGTTGTAGATGAATCTCATTTACTTACAGTTCCAGGTAGAGGTGATCATTTAGAAGTTGGCTTAATGAAGTTTGCAGAAGCCGCACCTAATGCAAGAATTGTGTTTTTATCAGCGACTATGCCAAATGTAGATGAAATCGCTAATTGGCTATCAAAATCTCTAATGAAAAAAGACACTTATTTACTTAACTCTACTTATCGTCCATGTCCGTTAGGAATTCATTGGGAAACATATGATGATTCTAAATGGAATTATCATATCAAAGAACAAGAAAAAATTAATTCAACATTAGAAATTGTCAATGATCATCCAGAGGATCGGTTTCTATTGTTTGTTCATACAAAAAATACTGGACAAAAGTTGCTTGATGAATTAAAAAAATTAGGCATTGAATCAGAATTTCATAGTTCAGATTTGACCAAAGAAAAAAGGCATAAAGTTGAAAAGCGATTTCGTAGTGGTGATTTAAGAGTGATCGTTGCAACAAGTACTTTAGCTTGGGGTCTAAATATGCCTGCACGTCGCGTGGTGATCGTTGGTATCAATCGTGGGTTGTCAGAGGTAGAAACTTATGATATTTGGCAAATGGCTGGTAGAGCAGGTCGTCCAGGATATGATCCTCGTGGTGACGTGTATATTTTATTGCCATATAGCAAAGAGATTGATAAACAAAAAGAACTTAAAAAACAAGCATCTATTGAATCTAGATTATTAGATTATGTAGGCAAAGAAGATAATCCAAGTTATAAAACTTTAGCTTTTCATCTAGTCAGTGAAATCCATCATGGGAATGTAAAAACAACTCAAGACGTACATGACTGGTATGAAAGATCATTAGCTCATTACCAAGCCAATGATCTTGAAGATACGATTATTGATAGCACTTTAAATATGCTTTGCAAACGTGGTATTATCCGCAAAAAAGATGGAGAGTATGAAACATCAGCCGTTGGTAAAATTTCTAGCATGTTTTATTATTCGCCTTTTGACATTGCTGATCTGTTAATTAATTTTAGCTTTTTGTTTGATATGAGTTTACAAAAAAATGAGTTTGCTGTTACGTATTCTTTAGGCAATATTGATACTAATTTTATGAATTACATCAGTAAAGCAGAAGCTGGCGAAATGGGAGCTTACAGCGATGAAGTCAAAAAGGTTTATAGAAACGCAAAAGATCCATCTATTAAAGCTGGATACGCTTATTGGTTGTTAATCAATGGAATGAGTTCCCCAGCTTTTGGCTCTATGGCTAGAGGTTATCAGTTTGATTATCCAAGAACCAATAGCGTTTTAAATGCTTTGGATTCTATGGGTGCTAAATGGGAACAAAAACAATTCTTTAAAGACTTGCAAAGCCGTATTACTTATGGAGTTAAATCGCATTTGCTGCCTTTATGTAGAATCGAAAGCATTGGGAAAGTAAGGGCACAAAAACTATATGCTGCTGGATTTAAAGATGCAGACGCAGTAGCGAGCGACTCAGATAAAGTTAGCCGTATTTTAAATATGAAAAATGTAGAAGATGTAATAACAAGTGCTAAAAAATTAGCCCTTGTTAGTTAATTTTCTTTTCCAAAAAATCCAGGTGGGTACTCAACTCTTACAGACCCGTTGCCATCTGTTTTTTCACCTGTTTGTGGGTCTTCAACCCACCATTTTACTTGTTGTACTTCTGGCTTGAATTCTTCTATGGAACCTTTATTGTTTTCATAGAAGAATGCTTGCTCGAAGAAACAAGCATCTTCCGCATCTACTGGAAGATGGTATTGAGTTCCTTCTATAAGAACTGCTACTCCACACCGATTGGTTTTAGAATTGTATAATCTACAATTCCCACAAATCGGCTTTACTTTCTTTTTATCAGACATATTATTTTCCTATCTCCCTTAGTCTAGTAACTTCTAGTCTAGATTTATCTAGACAATTAGTTATAATGCTGAAATGTTTGGCATATTTAAAAAATTGTTCTCTAAAAAGAAAGAAGAACTAGAAGATGTTGATCCTAATAGGATGAAATATTTTATTGAAGAATATAATTATGCTAAAATGGATTTGCCTGAATGTGACCCATATGCGGTTGAAAAACCCAAACCCAAACCCAAACCCA